TACCACGCTGTCAATCATCGCCAGCGACTACAACCCACGCTGCGATCCTCCGTGGAACGAAAAACAACTCGCCCACAAAATACAGTCCGTCGCAGTGCGCTGTCAGCGCGAGCGTGGCTACCTACTCAAAGCGGACGCTCGACCGATCTACTCGACACAACACGCCGCCGCCGCTGCTCCGCCGCTGCCGGACGAGCACGACGTCGATTGGCGCGCGGGATGCGCGTTCAAGTCCGACGGGTTCACGTTCAAACGCGCATACGTCAACGTGCAGCGATTCGTGTGTCATCACCCCGACTACCGCGGGCGGTGGACGCTCAACGAGATGACCGGCGACGTCTGGATCGATGGGGCGCCCATGAAAGAGACGCTCGTCCACGACATCCGAGCGCACGCCGATCACGTGCTCGGGTACTCGCCGACGCCGTCCGACGTGCACGCCGCGATCGCAAAGGCGGCTGAGCAGCGCCCCTTTCATCCGATTCGACAATACCTCGACTCGATCAACTGGGACGGAACCCAACGCCTCGCATCCATGGCGCTCGACTATCTCGGATCGGATTCCAAACTCCACGCCGAGATGATTCGTCGCTGGATGATCGGGGCCATCGCACGAGCTCTTGAGCCAGGATGCAAGCTCGACACTGCTCTGATGCTGTTCGGTAAACAGGGATTCTTTAAATCGACGTTCTTTGCGATCCTCGGCGGACAGTGGCACTCGGACTCTGCCATTGATATCTCCAACAAAGACTCCTTCCAGCAGATTCACGCGGCATGGATCTATGAGTTCTCCGAGCTCGAGAACGTGGTCACCGGCCGTGCGGAGTCCCGGCTCAAGGCGTTCATGACGTCCACCCACGACATGTTCCGCGCACCCTACGCGCGCAGCGTCGTGCGCAAGGCCCGCGGGGTGGCGCTGTGCGGCTCCACGAATCGACAGGAGATCCTGACCGACGACACCGGGTCGCGCCGGTTCTGGATCGTCCCGGTGGCTGGCCCGATCGATCGCGAACAGCTCGCCCATGCTCGGGATCAGCTCTGGGCCGAGGCGCGCGTCGCCTACGAATCACAAGAGCCGTGGTGGTTCGACCGAAAGCTCGACGAGGAGCGCGAGGAATCGAATATCGAGTTCGAGAACGAAGATGTATGGCTGGACACAATTGCCGACTTCATCGCGGCACCCACGGTTGCGGAGGTTTCAATCTCGGCGCTCTTGCGGGATGCGCTCAAGCTTGACGCGGCACGCCAGGACCGCGCGGCCCAAATGCGTGTCGCGAGGATCCTGAAGACGCTTGGGTGGGAGCGGCAGCGCGAATCGACCGGCGACAGGCGCTGGCGGTACATCCGGCCAGGAACACAGCGGCGGTGGGGGTTCCAGTCGTGATCCTGCCCGTCCCACTTAGGTCGAGACGGTCCAATCTGAAATCAATCAGGTTGGGTCACGGTCAACCGGATGATTATTATACCTATATCTCTGTTCTGTCCCAACGTCCCAACCTTATTGAATCTAAAGAACTTCATAATAATAAAACATATAATAGTCCTGGACCCCTGTTAGGACGGGACAAGCGGACGGATTCGGTAGATTCATATTGTGAATTCAATAGCCTATCGTCCGTCTCTACCGTCGGGACAGGTTGGGCGGCCGAACGCCGTTCGCGCCATGTTGTCACGGTCGGTCTCACACATCTGGGTGTACTGTGAGCCGGCCTACATTACACCCGGGCAAGTGGGAGGATGTCCTACCTGGCATCACATGCTCCGCGCTGATCACCGATCCGCCCTACTCAGCGCGCACCCACGCCGCTGTCACCACCCGCAACGATGACACCGATCCGGCCGGCCTGACCCCTGCCTACGCCCCGTGGACCCCGGATGACGTCCACGCGTTCGTGCGCTCGTGGTCAGCGCGCGTTTCCGGCTGGATGGTCTGCCTTTGCGATGACGAGCTGATCCCCGCGTACAGGGCAGCCTATGAGTCCGTGGGCCGGTACGCGTTCGCGCCGGTTCCCTGCGTGATCCGCGGCATGTCCTGTCGCATGCAGGGGGATGGACCATCGAGTTGGGTAGTCTACGCCATGGTGGGCAGGCCTCGAACCGAGGCGTTCGTGGGCGGCTGGACGAATCCGGGAGCGTACGTGGTCGGGGCCGAGGGCAATGGGCGCGCCGGCGGATCACCCCGAGGCGGAGGGCGCGGCAAACCGGCTGCGCTCGAGCATGCGCTGGTGCGGGACTACTCGCGACCCGGCGACCTGGTCTGCGACCCGATGGCGGGGTGGGGTGGGTTCATGGCCGCAGCGCTGGCGCACGGCCGTCGCGCCGTGGGCGCGGAGATGGACGCGGATGCGTATCGCGAGGCCGTGAGGCGACTCAAGAGGCCATTGCAGATTGATATGTTTTCGACACGAGAGGTGGAGTCATGAAAGCAGCCAAAGCACTAAAACAAATGCGCTTCGACAACCTCGAGGCAGCCAAGCGAAACAAAGAACTTCTACTCAGCGTCGTTGCCGAGCGCCAGCGTGTCGTCGAGATCGCGCAGGCGATCGGGACGGACTACCGCAACGCGATGAACGATCTCCACGTCGCGGTGGGCGTTTGGCGCGAGCACGCGCCGGGTGTGCGCCCTGACGACTTGGCGATGATCGAGCGGAAGCTCGGGCTCGTCGCGACGGAGGTGGTCCATGCCGAGTAAGAAAAGATCTGTATCTGTCACCGCCGAATCGTACGAGCGTATCCGTGCTCTGGCGAAGCGTGAGGGTGTACCGCCCGGGAAACTGATCGAGCGAGCGCTGGACAGCGTCGCGCCGAACGGATCCAAGCCATGACGCCCACCCAACGCACCACCTACGGCGCCGTCGAGCTGCTCGCGATCTGTGCCAGCGGTACCGGCGAGACCCTGCGCGAGATTCACGATCGGCTGGGATTCACGCGGCCGGATTCGCTGCTGCTCGCACGTCGCGCGCTCGTCGCCTCACTCGGTTGCGGTAACTGGCGTGAGACCAGAGCCGAGGCCGAAGCGAAGTTGCGATGCGGGGAGATCCGATGACGCGCGTACTCCTCGACTGCGACGGTCAGGCCGCGCTTCCGGGTGTTCTCGTTGACCCGGCTGTTGCCGCTCGTAGAGCACGGAATCGCGCGACCTACCAGCGTCGAGCAGACGATCATCTTGCGAAGGTCTATGAGTGGCGCGACCAGAACCCGGAGAGAGTGGCCGCGCACCGCAAGAAGTGGTGGAAGAAAAATAAGGCTCGCGTCACTCGTGAGCGTGCGGCTAAGCGCGTTGCGGCCTATGCAGCGAACCCAAGGCAGTGGTGGTTGACGGAGACGTTTCGCGCGGCACGCGTTCGTGCTCGGCGCGAAGGGTTTCCGTTTGACCATGAGATTCCCGATCTCGTTCTGCCGGACATTTGTCCGGTCCTCGGGATCGAGATCTTCTACTACGCAAAGCGCGGCAAGCATGCACCGAACAGCCCGTCACTCGATCGCATCGTTCCCGATCTTGGCTACGTCGCTAGCAACCTCCGCGTGATCTCAAATCGCGCGAACACGCTAAAGAACAACGCCACGCTTGACGAGATGCGCCGTGTGCTTGCGGACATGGAGCGCCTACGATGACACGCGTCCTTTTGGATTGTGATGGGATTCTTAGTGACTTTATCTCTGCCTATCTGCGCATCGTCAACCGCGTCACCGGCTTGCGGTTCGTTCCCGAGCAGGTCACCGAGTTCGACATCAACAAGTCAATCGGCCTGTCGGCGTCCGACGCGTCGCTCGTCAAGCGCGCCGTCGGTGAATCGCCCGCGCTGGCGACCGCGCTCGCGGTGTATCCGGGGAGCCGCGACGGGGTCGCTGCGCTGCAACGGATCGCGGATGTCTACGTCGTCACGTCGCCGTGGAACTCAAATCCGACTTGGACCCATGACCGTGAATGGTGGCTCCAGAAGCACTTCGACATCCCGGCAAAGCGCGTGATCCACACGGCGGCCAAGCACGTGTGCCGTGGTGACGTGCTGATCGACGACAAGGTATCGACGGTGCAGCTGTGGCGCGCAGAGTATCCAGACGCGTTGGGTGTCGTGTGGTCGACGCCGCACAACCAGAACGACAGCGACGCCGGTCCCCGAACGAACGATTGGAGCGAGCTATGCGAACTGATACGGCGGAGATCGTGACCCCGGCAGAGGCGGCGGTCCGGTGGCTAGAGCACAGCCCGAACGATCGGTCGCTCGCCGATGCGTTCGCGCGCGAGCTCCTGGACGTCCAGAGCAAACTCGAGGTGACGCGCCAAGACAACCGGCGGCTCGTCCACGAGGCCGAGCGAGCACGTGAGGCGCGCGACATCGCGCAGGCCGCGAGTGCACAGCGGGTGTGGCCGGTCGCCGTACGGTGCGACGGGGCGCGATGTCCGAGCGCTTTGGCGTTCGACCCGATGCCCGACGAGGATGCACTGGCCACGGTGGTGTTCGCACTCGGGTGGGCGACGACGCCGAAGGGGCACTACTGTCCGAGGTGTCGATGACGGAGCGCTCCGCGTACCAGAAAAGGCGCCGCGACGATGCTCGAGCTCGAGGTCTGTGCGGGCAGTGCTGTCTCCGGCCGGCGCTGCCCGGGATGTTCCGCTGCGAGATGTGCCGCGCCGGGGAAGCCGGCAAGGCCGCGCGCGTTCGCGAAATGCCCTACCCGACACCGCCGTGGTGCACTGAGTGTCTCGCCGCCGGCTTTCATCGGGCCGAGTGCAGCGGAGATCTCCGGCTCCGCAGGACGGGCTAGCGACTCACTACTACATATCGGCACGGTGTCTCGCGGAGGGGTGAATGACGCTGTTCTCTGGGTCCTGTGCAACGCTCGTTTCATCGGTGTCCGACGACGGTGTTGATGCCAGTGTTGATAACAGCTACCAGGCCCGCAAGGAGTCTGGGCGATGCGTTCAACGGGGCTGTCCGAATCTCGCCGACGAGGACTGCCTACGTTGTAGCGAGCACCGCGCCGCGCTGAATGAGAGCAGCCGGATCTATCAAGAGCGTCGGCGCACGAAGTCTAATGCGCTGTGCCTGCTGTGCTGTCGGCGTGAGCGCGTTAAGGGCCGATCGCGGTGCGCGGTATGCCTGATCGCGTCCGGTCGGGCACGCAAACCGGGTGTTGATAGCAGTGTTGATAACAAGGGAGATCGTCTCTCCGCCCGGATGATCCCGTGGGAGAACTCGCCGACCAACGCGGGACGCATCCGGTTGCGCGGCGGCAAGCGCGGCGCCCCGTCGATCGACGACTGCGACGACTTCGACCGCAAGATCCTCGACACCGGCATAGAGCGCTACCGCGAGGGAGTGGCCTACCTGGCATCCCCCGAGGGGAAAGCGCTGACCGATGCAGATCGCGACGCCGCTCGGATGGCGGCGCTCGGTCAGCTTACCCTGGCCTTGCGCGCCGGCGAGGAGATCGTCGAGCGCCATCGCTACCACAAGCGTCGCGACGCCGAGCAAGCCAAAGTTCGGCAGGCGCGCGAGCGCGTGCAGGACAAGCGGCTCCGTGCGCTGGCCAGGCTGGTGTCGAAATAGGCATCTCGCGCGCGCGGGCACACGCTAGGGATGTGAGCAGCGACGGTAAGCAGTTACTCGGCAAGGGCGGAGGGCCGTTTCGGAAGGGCGCGGATCCGCGGCGCAACGCAGGCGGACGCCCGTCGATCGTCAACGATCTCAGGGCGGCGGGGGCGATCGATCCGTCGCTGCCGACGACACCCGCGGAGGCACGCGCGAAGTGGTGGGCGATGATCCTACCGGTTGCGTTCGCCGGACCGCAGGGTCCCAGGGATTCGAACTGGATCTACGCCGCCGGGGAAGCCGGCGTGCGGCTGCTCGGCAAGCCCAAGGAGACCGTGGTGATCGAGGGCAGCGAAGAATCGCCCGTCGACTGGTCCAAGGTGCCCGAGGATCGGCGCGAGAAGCTGCTCGAGGCGCTCACCGAGATCGAGCTGATCGTGGCGCCGGTTGATGAACCTGTCGAGCACTGAGCTGCGCTGGCATCGCGCGGCGATCGAGAAGTCGCTCGCCGAAGATCGGTTGGTCAACTTCATCCGGATGCTGTGGCCGGTCGTCGAGCCTGGTCGCGAGTTCATCCGCGGCTGGGCGATCGATGCGATCTGTGAGCATCTCGAAGCGGTTACGTCGGGCGAGATCAAGCGCCTGCTGATCAACGTCCCGCCGGGATTCATGAAGTCGCTGGCCACGTGCGTGTTCTGGCCCGCATGGGAGTGGGGCCCGCGCAATCGCGCCGACCTTCGCTACATCTTCGCCGGCTACGTCGGGTCGCTGACTGTGACCAACAACATGAAGCTACGCCGGCTCGTCGAGAGCGACACCTATCAGGCGCTGTGGGGGAATCGCGTCAAACTCGCCGACGATCAGAACGCCAAGACGATGTTCGAGAACACTCGGACCGGGTTCGCGCTCGCGACCTCGGTCGGCGGCGCCGTCATGGGCAAGCGCGGCGATCGAGCGATCCTCGACGATCCGAACAACACCAAGGACGTTGACTCCGACGCCAAACTCGACGGCGCGCTGCAGTTCTTGACCGAGGTGTTACCTACGCGTGTCAACGACGAGCAGACGTTCGCGCAGGTCACGATCATGCAGCGCACGGGCGATCGCGACGTGTCCGGTCACATCCTGTCGAGCCACTTCGGGGACGTGCACCTGTGCATTCCGATGGAGTGGCGCACGGGCCACCCGTACATCGCCTATGCGCACAAGCCGACGGCGATCAGCTGGAGTGATCCACGCACGGTCGACGGCGAGCTGGCGTTCCCTGAGCGGTTCTCGCGCGAGGGTGTCGATGCGCTCAAGATCCAGCTTGCGTCGTGGGGTGGTGACTACGCGGTTGCAGGCCAGCTCGACCAGTTACCGATCCCGCGCGGTGGAGGCATGTTCGCCGAAGAGTGGTTCGATCAAGTCTGCGAGCTCGACGAGGTGCCCGCCGGTGGTGTCACGGTACGCTCATGGGACTTCGCCGGCTCGGTGCGCAAGACGTCGCCGTTCACGGCGTCGACGAAGATCAAGCGCGCCCCCAACGGCAAGTTGTACCTGCTCGATGTCACGTGCGATCGGATCGAGGCCGCGGGGCTCGAGGACCATGTCGCGATGACCTGCAACGCGGATGCGCAGGATACGATTATCGACGTGCCGCAGGATCCGGGCCAGGCTGGCAAGGTGCAGGTGTCCGCAATGGCGCGGCGGTTCCATGGCCGGACGTTTCTGTTCTCTCCGGAATCCGGCTCGAAAGAACATCGCGCGCAGCCGATCGCATCGCAGTGCAAGGCCAAGAACCTGATCCTGGTGCGCGGCGCGTGGAACCGCGGGTTCGTCAACGAAGCCAAGTCGTTTCCGCGCGGCATGTTCAAGGATCGGATCGACGCGCTGTCGCGCGGCTATGCGCGGCTGGTGCAGGGCGGCAACGCCGAGGTGATCCACGGCGGGTTCGTGGGATAGCCACGAAGCTGTGTAATCGACCCTGATCCGCCTGTTCGCCGACTGTTCTGGTGTGAAACAGCCGTGGACCAAAGGCGGGCCGTCGCCGAACCCAGCGGGACGCGGCATCGCCAAGGCCGCCGCTCGTGGCACTACCGACGTCGTCGCCTACGCTGGATTCATCGCGTCAGGCGAGCGACACGGAGACCTGACCGGATCACGCAAGTGGCTTACGTACAGCGAGAGCTACAACACGCCGGTCGTGGCCACCGGGATCCGATACTTTGGCAATTTGCTGTCCGGCACGGAGTGGCACATCGAAGAGAACAAGGCTGGCGGCAAGGGCGCACGCAAGGGAGTCGACATCGTCGAGCAGGGGCTCATCCAAACGCCGATGCTACGGCCGTGGAGTTCGGTGGTTCGCAAGGCGGCAATGTATCGGCTGCTCGGGTTCTCGTTGCATGCGACATCGATGCGTCGTCGACCGGACGGCATGATCGTCTATTCTGAAATCGAGCACCGACCCCAGCACTCGATCGAGCGGTGGTTGCGAAAGGATGAGCGCGCCCCATTCGACGCGGTGATCCAGCGGACGCGTCAGTCCGGTCTCGAGATCGAGATTCCGCTCGACGAATGCTTTTATTGCGTCGACGACACGCTCGCCGATTCACCCGACGGCGTCGGGTTGCTCCGTCACGTGATCGAGCACGTTCGTCGACTCGCCGTGCTCGAGAAGATGGAGGGTTCTGCGCTCGTGCGCGACATGGGCGGTACGCCGCTTGGCCGTGCACCGATTGCCGAGATCGTCGCACAACTCGGGACGTCCGATGCCGCGACGGTGCAGACACAGATCGATGCCGCGACGCTCGCGCTTCGCACCGTGATGGTGAACCGCAACAAGACGCCCGAAGAGGCGATGTATCTGCTGCTCGACTCGAGCACGTACAAGAACCCCGACGGCACGCCGACCGCAATCGCCAAGTGGGCGCTCGAGATCGTTCGCAGCGAGACCGCGAACATGGGACCGACGGACATCGCCATCCGTCGTGTCGAGCTCCAGATCGCGCGCGTGCTCGGGATCGAGTTCGCGTTGATGGGTGCCGATAGCTCGGGCTCGTATGCAATGCACGACGACAAGACCTCGACGTTCGAGACCAACATTCAAACGACCCTGAACGAGCTCGGCTGGTTTGCCACGATGCAGCTTGGTCGTCGGCTGGTCGCGCGCAACGGGCTCGACCCCGACACGTGCGCACCGCGGCTCGTGGCCGAGCCGATCAGTACGGACGCCGTCGAGACCGCGTGCCGCTCGCTGGCGCTGATTACGCAAGCCGGCTTGATGCCCGACGACCCGGCGACCGATGTGCTGCGCGGTCGGTTGCGGTTGCCGCCTCAGCCCGAGCGGATCGAAATAGAGTCCCCGCGCGCGCCCGCCGCGCTCGATCCGGATCCAGAAATCGACGACACAGAGGATCCGACGGGTGCCGAGGATCTGCTCGACGAGGACGATCCGGAAACCGAGGAGGCCGCGGCATGAGCGAAGTCATCACACTCACGGGCGGGGCCAGCGAGACGATCCACGGGACGTATGCAGCCGCGCAGACATACATCGCGATGTCGTACGGATCGACGTACGACGCGTGGACGGCGCTCGCTACGGACGATCTCAGGAAGCGCACGCTCGCTGCCGCGGTTCGTTACCTCAACTCCCAGGTATGGAACGAGGACGCCGACACGTTCGCGGAGCGCGACCTGATCGCGGCGTTCGCGACCGCGCAGTACGAGCTCGCAGTGTTAATCCTTGCCGATGCGTCGCTGACGTCGTCGCTGTCCGCGGGCTCGAACATTCGATCGGTGTCTGCCGGCGGCGCAGGCGTCGAATATTTCGCCCCGGCCACGCTCGAGGCGGGCACCGCGACCAAGCTGCCGCCGATCGTGCAGCGGCTGATCGGTGCGTATCTCGGCAGCGCGGGCGTGACCGTGATCGGTGGTTACTCGCAGGATGGCGATTGCGAATCGCCGTTCTCGGACTGCAACGACTACGATCGCGAGGAGCCGTACTGATGTCGGGGCGACGGTGGGGTCGAGCGGTGGAGTCGGTCAGGTGGCGGCGCAGCGTTAGGCTCGCCGAACCGACTGACATCGTGTTGCCGCGATGGTCGGTCGCGTTTGCGTTCGTGATGCTCGCGATCGGTTTGGTTCACGCTGCGGTGACGCGGTGAAGTTCGTCGCGCGGAACTACGAGGTCCTGATCTATGGCCCCGGCCAAGATGACGGAGATTTCGAGATCTCGGACGATCTGTTTCTCGATCTCGAGAACGCGTACCGAGCGGTCGCCGCGGCGGAGCGGCGCGTCGAGATCGAAGGTCTCGCGTTGAACGCGGCCGCACGGAAAAGACAGGAGCGGCGCAATGCCTGACACCCTCGCACTGATCAAACAAGCCGTCGGTTCGGCGCTGTCGTCGGCCGGCATGACCAAGGCGGCGACGTTGATTCGTGTTACGCCCGGCACGCGCACGGTCGGTCAGCCATCGGCGGGGACGAACCCGACGACCACGAGCGTCACCTGTCAAGGCCTGGTCAAGTCGACGACGAAAGAGAAGATCGGCGGGACGCTGGTCGAGAAGACCGATCGCGTCGTGATGCTGTTCGGCTCCTCGTTGGGCGATGTGGCGCCTGCAACGAAAGATCGCATCACGATCGAAGGGCTCACGCAGAACGTCGTCGGCGTCGACCGCGACCCGGCAGGAGCGGTGTTCGAGTGCCTGTGTCGCAGCTGATTCTCGTCGAGTCGGGTTCCCCGTCGTCGCTGTTTGTGCTGTGGCGGGACGCATTCGCGCCGATGCGACTCGAGCATCCCAACCGCGAAAGCGTCGTGGTGCTCAAGCTCGCCAATGGGTTGCCGCCGATTCTCTCGGTCGGCCTCGACTGGACGCGCGATACCGTCGACGGCCACCGCCGCGATCGATTCGCCGTGTCGTCGGTTCGGCTCTGCTACTTCCCCGGCGTGCGACTCGCGCAGGCATGGATGGCCGCGGCGTGGGCGGGATACTGCATGCACGAGTCGCTCGAGCTCGTCACCGCGGACGGCGTGCGGCCGATCGACCCACACAGCGAGGTAGCGCCCGGCAGCGATCACCGGCTCGCGCCGTACCTCTACGATCGTGGGTTGCGCGATGGGCTGCCGCAGATGCTGACGCGCGACACGCTACTGCGCACGCTGTGCGTCGTGATGGACGAGGACGTCGCGAGAGGATTGATGGGGACATGAGCGAGCGTGAAATGGCCAAGCTGCTCGCCATCATCGAGAAGGCGCTTGGCGCGTCATGGCTCGACGTGTCGGATTGGCTGCGTAGTCAGAACTCGCTCGACGCGATCGAGGAGCGACTCATTCGTGGCGACGTCCAGGGCGTGGTCAAAGAGGTCGAGCAAGCCGCGCGCATGTTCGCCGCCGAGACCCACGGCGCGTTTACGACTGCAGGCAAGGCCGGCGCGAAGTGGCTCGACGCGCAGCCAGCACTCGCCGACAAGCTCGTGCGATTCGACGTGACGAACGCCCGAGCGATTCGCGCGGCGCAGCGCAACGAGTTGGAGTGGGTCGTCGGCGTTACCAATGACACCCGCACGATGGCCCACACCGCGATCATTGAAGGTCAGCGGCGCAATGCGAATCCGCGCGAGGTAGCGCGCGATATCCGCGAGGGGCTCGGGCTCACCGCCGAGCAGTCGCGACACGTGGCGAACTACCGGCGTGCGCTCGAGTCTGGCGATTTTGCCAACGCGATGGGGCGCGAACTGCATGACGCTCGAAGCGATCGGATGCTGCGCCGACTGGCAGGCGAAGACGGCTCGTTGACGCCGGCGCAGATCGACAAGATGACCGAGCAGTACCGGCGCAACTACATAGCCTATCGAGCGGAGACGATCGCGCGCACCGAGTCGGCGCGGAACGCACACGCGGGACTCGACGAGGCACTTACGCAGGCCGTCGAGCGCGGCGAGATCGATGCCGAGTCGCTGGTTAAGGAATGGATCCACGCCGGTCGCGGCCGCTCGCGCGCGGACCACGTGGCCATGGATGGCAAGACGGTTCGGTTCGGCGAGGCGTTCGCGATGCCCGACGGTGCGCGCATGAAATACCCAGGAGATCCGGCAGGCGGCGCGGCGAACACAGCGAACTGTCGGTGCACGTTCGCAACTACGATCGGGGCGTAGCTGCGCGGACCTCGTACAGCACGTACGAGACTCGCCCATCCGTTAACCGCACCGGATCCGCGTACAGCGTTCGCGGGTCGGCCTGCCATGCGCTGATGAGATCGCGCCACGTGGTTTCGTCAACGATCCCGTGGTCGACACATGTCCCGTCTGGGTTCGATTGGAAGAATCGGACGTGATGCGGAAGCGGATCGCTGCTGACCCGTCCGGTTCGCCGATGCCGCGCGCCGATCTGACCCACGAACCGCTCAAGCCCGGCGACGGTGACAAGCTTTCTGGGCGTCGTCATCCGCCGACTCTACCCGCGTTCCGCGGTGAAATCGACCCGCTAATGCCCGTCGCCGCACGGTAGGTGCGTGGCACGGTACAAGCTCAAGCTCAAGCAGCTCGATTTCGTCTCGCTCGTAGACGATCCAGCTCAGCCGAACGCCAAGTGTCTGCTCATCAAGCGGGCCGGCAAGCCCGACGAGGTGACCGCGACCGCACGGCTCGTCAAGACCAATGACGAACTCGGGCTCGCGTTCTTCTGGGCATTCACCACGACGAATCCCGACGGCAGCGAGCATTACGACCTGCACGGCGATCAGGTGATGTCAGGCGACGAGATGATCAAGGCCGCGGCCGCTTTCATGGAGAGCGGCGGCGCAGTGGACGAGATGCACGATTCCGAGGCGACGGGGCGCGTGGTGTTCGCGATGCCGATGACGCCTGAGATCGCAAAGGCGTACGGAGTCGAGTCCAAGACGAGCGGGCTGATGGTGGCGATTCGCCCATCGGCCGACGCAATGGCCAAGCTCAAGGACGGAACCTACACGGCCGTCTCGATTGCTGGCATCGGGGAGCGCGTCCAGGCGCGCAAGGCCCGCGTGCTCAAGACCGCGCTCTACACCGACGAGGTTGACGGTCATCAACACAAGATCTGTTTCTTCGATGACGGCTCGCTCTACGTCGAGCACGCCACCATGGCGGGCGCCGAGTACAGCCACAGCCACGGCATCATCCGCGGCGAGAACAGCACGCTGGAGATTCTCGCCGACAGCGGCCACAAGCACACGCTGGCCGAGGGTCAGGCGTCGCTTGTTGTCGTCGCACCGGACGCCGTTGTGGTCGTCCAGGCAAACGCCCCGGGCATGAAATCGACCCGTCCGATCGAACCGAGCAAACCTGTCCTCACGATGAAGGAGCCGACCATGGCCAACGATGCCGAGAAGACGATCGCCGAACTCACCAAGCAGCTCGAGCACGTGAGCAAGCTTGCAACGCTCACGGACGCGCAGCGTATGCACTACAAGAGCAAGTCGGGCGCTGACGCTGACGGCTTTCTCGCGAAGTCGCACGACGAGCGCCAGGTGGTGCTCGACGCGGTCGAGAAGGCAAACCCGATCGTGTACACCGCGAAATCGTCGGGCCGTGTGTTCCGCGAGTCGGACCGCTCGAGCGGGATCGTCGACATGGCGGAGATGCTCGACAAGCAGGCCGAGTCGCTCGCCAAGCGCGACGAGGCGATCGAGAAAGCAGAGATCGCCAGGGTCGCAAAGGAGGCGCTCGAGGGCGTCGCCGGCGACGATGAGACCCACGCCTACATCGTCAAGTCCATCCGCAAGGGCGGCGGCGATGCCGCGATGATCGAAAAGGCGATGACCACGCTGCGGAGCTCGAAAGAGTTCACCCGCGCGGGGCGCGTCGCCAAGGGGATCAACCCCGGAACCGATCCGCAGCCCGAGTCGCTCGAGTCTCAGGTCGAGGTGCTCGCCCAGAAGATTGCGACCGAGCAGAAGATCGACATCGTCAAAGCTCGCGGTCTCGTGTTCGACACGACCGAGGGCGCTGCGCTCTACGCGCAGATCGAGAAGCGCAAGCAGAACCGCAACGGAGCCCCGGCGTAACCGCCGATCACAGGAGATCTGAACATGGCGAACATCGCGCTCATCGAATCCCCGACGTACATCTCGCGGCCTGCCGGCTCCGATCTGTCGACGAAGCAATACTTTTTCATGGATATCACGAGCGGCAAGCTCACGCTGGCCGGATCCGGCACGCGCGTCGCTGGCGTTCTTTGTGATGACCCGGCGGCGGAGGACCGCCCAGGTCAACTCCAGATCGCCGGCGTTGCCAAGGTGCTCGCGGGCGGCACGATCACGAGCGGCGCGGGCGTCGCATCGGATGCGGCAGGCAAGGCTGTCGCGGCCACCGGCTCCGCATTCGTGGTCGGCATCTGCGTCTCGCTCGGCACGGTCGCATCCGGCGAATACGCCGCAGTGCTGCTCACACCGAGCGGCGCGGTCGGCCAGGCCGGCGATGTCGAGACCATCGCGGATGCCGGCGCACTGAATCCCGGCATTCTCACCACGTTCCTCTCGGTCACCGGCACGGTGGCCTACACGCTCGCCGATGGTTCGTACGTCGGCCAGCGCAAGCGCATCGAGTGCACGGTGGCCGCGTCCATCCCGGCCGGCACCGTGACGCTCAATGACGCCGCCACCGGCGAGCCTACGGCCTGGGTCTTCAACGCGGTCGGGCAAATGCTCGAGCTCATGTGGATGACCGGCGGCTGGAAGCTGATGACGGTTCGCGAAGCCGGCACCGACACGCCTGCCGCAGCGTCGACGCTCAACCTTCTCGTGCGCACGCACATCATCGCGATCGACGGGACCGACGACTGGATCCTGCCGAGCGGCGAAGTCCCCGGCGAAACGCAATCGTTCATCGTCTCGACGGCGGACAATATCCCCGCGGGCACGATCTCCGGCCTCTTCTACGACGAGGACGGATCGGCCGACGGCGTCGATCTCGTTATGAACGCGATTGCTGACCTGGCGACCGTCCAATGGGACGGGCTTCGATGGGTCCCGATTCAACTCACCAGCGTGACCGTCTCGTAACGGGCGACAGCCAACACAGGAGCAACTGAGTCATGTCTCTACCTACCCCCGGCGACGTCCACGTCAATGCACCGCTGACGAATATGTCGGTGCTCTACGCGCAGGCGCAGACCCGCTTCGCGGCCGATCGGCTATTCCCGGTCGTCACGTCGGACAAGGAGAGTAACAGCTACTTCAAGTTCGATAAGTCGGAATGGGCGCGCCTTGCGATGAAGCCGCGCGCTGTCGGCACTCCGGCCGCCGAGGGCGGGTACGGCATCACGACTGACTCGTTTCACTGCATCACCGAAGCGGTCAAGAAGCTGATCCCTGATCGGCTCCGTCGCAACAGCGACAACCCGCTCAATCAGGACCGCGCAGCGATGCGCTTCGTCACGCAGCAAGCGTTGCTCGCTCGTGAGAAGCGGTTCGCGGCCGCGGCACTGGTCGCGTCCGTGTGGTCGACCGACATCACGGGCGTTGCCTCCGATACCCCGTCCGCGGGCGAATGGGAGCAGTGGGACCGCGCCGGCTCGACGCCGATCGCGAACATCCACGCTGCGACCACGGCGATCGACAAGCTCACGCTTGGCGCCGCGCGCCCGAACGTGTTCGCCTGCGGTCAAGAGGTGTGGGACGTCCTCAAGATTCACCCCGACATTCTCGATCTGCTCAAGTACGGCGGCCAGCTGCAGGGCACGCTCTCCAAGGTGACCACGCAGATGGTTGCCCAGCTGTTCGAGCTCGACGAGATCATCGTGATGTCGGCGCTCGAGGAGACCGAGGACGAGAACGTAGCAGGCACGTCGACCCCGGCGTACATCGCCGGCAAGTCCGGCATCCTGCTCTTCCGTCAGGCCACCCCGATGATCGAAGAGGTCTCGGCCGGCTACACGATGTGTTGGCAGGACGTCGGCGGAACCGCCGGGGGCTGGCGCATCAAGAAGTATCGCGACGAGAACGTTGCCTCTGACGTCGTCGAGAACGAGTCGAGCTGGGTCCCCAAGGTGGTCGCGCCCGACGCCGGCGCATTCATCGCCACGCTCATCGGGTAAGCGATGGCCCGCGTCCTCGGACATCGAGCGCTCGATTTCGATCAGCCGCTGTACGTCCGTGCGCCGTCCCTCAAAGGCTGGAATCGGACGCTCAAGAAGGGCGATCTGTTCCCGTGGCGCGAACTCAAGCTCGTTGCGCGCAAGGTCCACCAGTTGTGGATGCAGCGCGCGATCGGCCACGAGCGCATCGGGGATCCGCCGCAGGGCGCCGAGAGGCCGCACGGCGAAATCGCGCTACCTCGTCCGGCTGCACCCGGCGAGCTGCTCGAAGTCGTGACGCCCCGTTCCAATCGCAAACGCCGCGCGAGGTAACCCAGTGGCCACCGCTGCTCAGATCGGAGCCCGTCTCCGCGCTGAGGCGGCCCGGGAGATCAAGGCAATCGCGCTCGACATCGATCGCGAGCTCCGCCGCGCAACCCCGATCGATACGGGCCATGCGCGGCGCAACTGGATCCCGTCGGTGGGACAGCCGCACACCACGGAGGCGGCGTCCGATGCGGAGCGCGTACAGGGCATCGCCCAAGCGCTGGCCTACTCGCTCGAGGCCGGACCGCTGTGGTTGTCCAACGTCGTGGCCTACATCAACCGGCTCAATTACGGGCACTCCAAGCAGGCTCCCGCCGGATTCATCGAGCGTGCGGTCGACCTTGCTCTCCAGCGTGCGCAGGCTCGCGGCAGCAAGCACATCGACGTATCGGCGCTCCGGGCGTCCTACCAGGACGAAGTCGGTTCCAGGGGCGCGGAGAACCTCGCCAGCGCGTACTCGCCATTTGGCGGTGACGAATGAGCGTCCGGTGGGATGAGCCGATGGCTCCATTTCTGGAGCACATGGCGACCTGCGTCGCGTGCATGCGCGATCGCCGTCATCCGTGCAGAATGGGCGAGCAGCTGCTCAAGGATGGCGCGGACCGGCTGACACGTCGGCTCTGTAACGACCCACGGAGGGCGCAATCATGACCGAGCGGGAAGCCATCGAAGCGATCCTGGTGCACTGGGAGGATGAATGGGAGGCGCTGCATCCCGAGGACACCAGCGATCCGGACTGTGTCCCGTGGTACGCAGGCAACGAAGCGCACGAGACCTCAGAGCTCGGCGCGCTCGGGGCGTGGGCGCGCATCAACGTGATCCATACCGCGGCCGAGCAGACCACCATGGGATCGGCGCCGTCGCGCAAGTTCGAGCGGCGCGGCAATATCTACGTTCAGCTGTTCGCGCCGATCGACGCCGGTGTTCAATTACGCGCCGAGCTCGCCGACGACGTGCGTACTGCGATGGAGGGGTTCCGGGTCGATGAGCTGCGGACCTATGCCGGACGGACCGAGGAGGGCGTCGAGGATGGGGTGTGGTCGATGGCTGTCGTGATCGTGCCATTCGCGTACACCGACACGCGCTAGACGCGGCGCATGCCCGGCCACTTCAGCATCTTCGGTGTAACCGTAATCTGCATGCCGTAGTCCACCGTGACCCCGTTGTTTTTTACGGGTTCGAACGTGCCGTATCTGGTGACGACCTCGAATACTGGTACGCCGTGCACGACGAGAACGTCTCGACGATCGATGCCGTTCTCGAGATCATGCCGCTCTATAACGCAGTCGGTTGCCGTGTAACCAAGCTCCAGTACGGCCTGACAGGCAGCATCTATGGGCTCCATCTGTGCGGCTATCGCCTGCTCGATGCTCTCCTGCATTTGGTTCATGTAATCGATCACGCCGCCAGCCTACCACCGCGCTAAGGATCCCGCACCGGCAGCTTGAGCGGTGGCAGCGCCGTTTCGCCGTCGACGAGCACGCGGATGTGATGATTGCGCGCGGCGAGATTCGCGCTCTGCGCGCCCGTGATCACGAAGTCCACCATGCCGACGGTATCCCCCGATTGTGGCTGGAGCGTCGCGCCCGCGCCAATGGATAGCGAGATCAGGACGGGTGCGGTTGTGCGCCGACGCAGTTCGAGTACGACGGTTTTTCCGGTGAGATCTGTGCGCGTCCCGTCGTCATCGTTGGTACACGTTCCGGTCCAGGTCCAGTCTTCGCCTTTGTAGAGTACGAGGCTCATGGTGTCTCCGTGAGGGTCATCGTGCGCGCGCTGGGGTTGGAGAGAGTGATGGTGCGGGGGACGTACGCGACCGCTGCCGCTGTCGACGATCCCGCCGCGCTGCCCGAGGACGCCGAGATACCCGCGGTAGTTCCTTCGCCGGTTGCCGTCGACGTGCCCGCGGCCGAGCCGGTCGCCTCGGCCGTACTCGCGCCGACCCCTGTCGCACTGGAGTCGCCCGCCGCAGTGCCACTCGCTGCTGCGGTCGATGCCCCGACACCTGACGCTGACGACTCCGCGGCTGCCGATCCGCTCGCCGCAACGGTCGCCGCGCCTGTGCCGGTCGCCGTTGCGGTTCCCGCCGAGCTGCCAGAGCTCGCCGCTACGGACTCGCCGGTCGCCGCGGCAGTGGACGTGCCCGCGCTCGTGCCGGTCGCGGTATCGCCGCCGACGGTGGTGCCTTCGCCTACCGCGGTCGATGTACCGGCAGCAGATCCAGACGACTCGGCGACAGACGCGCCGGTGCCTGTCGCGCTCGCAATCCCCGCGCTCGTACCGCTCGCGGTCGCGGTTGATTCGCCAGCGCCTGCCGCGGTTGCGGTACCGGCACTGGTTCCTGATGACGCCGCGGTCGACTCTCCGACTGCAGACGCTGCCGCCGATCCGGCCGCGGTTCCGCTCGATGTCGCAGTCGATTCACCGGCTGCCGATGCTGCCGACGTGCCAGCCGCCGATCCGGCCGCCTCGATGACAGCCAGGCCGACGGCCGATGCGGTCGACTCGCCTGCCGAGGATCCAGAGCTTGCGGCAGTGGATGCGCCAACACCTGCGGCGGTAGCGGATCCTGAGGCGGTGCCGCTGCTCGTCGCCGTCGATTCGCCAGCGGCAGATGCACTCGCGATGCCTGCGGATGTGCCGCTGCTCGCGGCCGTGGACTCGCCCGTCGCTGCGCCGATCGATGTGCCTGCGGCCGTGCCAGTTCCTGCGAGCACGGACTCGCCGACGGCGCTGGCGGACGACGATCCGGATACCGTACCTGACGACTCTGCGACGGACGCCCCGGTAGCGCTTGCGGTCGCACTGCCGGCAGACGTTCCGCTCGACTCTGCCGTGCTTTCTCCAGCCGCACTCGCCGAACCGACACCGGTGGCCGTTCCGCTGCTGGCGGCCGTGGATTCACCAACTGCACTTGCAGTTGACGATCCAGCGGACGATCCATCTGCCTCGGTCGGCGCAGCAGTTTTGTCGGCAGTGATGCGCGGCGTGACCGTGTACGCCGCGAACACGCTACCGTTGAGCAGCACGCGAAAGTCGAGCGTGTCGGCGTCGCTGAGATCGGCCGAGACCAGCGTGATCGCGTAGAGCATCTCGGTGTGGTTGTTCGCCGTCAACTGCCGATCGGTGACGAGTCCGACCTCGCTGATCTCGCCCGCGACGAATGAGCCGCCGCCGGCCGATAGTCGATTCGTTGTCGTACCGGCGTCGGTCAAGCTGCCAGAGGCGAAGCCCTTCACGACCGCCGACGATGCGGTCACACTCACCCACGAGCCACTGTCGTTTAGCTCGTACTGAAGCTGATAGTCGTCAGTGGTTGCACCGCTGATCGATCCAGATCCGGACTCCTGAATGCCGTAGCGCAATAGCAGGTTCGAGTCCGACGTAACGAGACGCGTGATGTTCGTTGATTCGGCGTCGATCGCGACAGAGCCGGCTTCTGTTCCGTCCTCGTAGAACCGGAACGCACGTGCGGTACATGCGAAAACATTAGGCACGACGCGGTGCCTCGTTCATATGGCGCGCCGACTTTGGCGGCAGGTCGTCATCGTCGAGCGCGCGCTGGTAAATCGCCGAGTAGTTGCGATGCTCGGTGTTGCGACCCGCGAGCGTCTTTTTCCATCCGGGTCGACGAAGGTAATCCCATAGCCCGTAGAGATCGCAGCCGAACCAGCGATCGCGCTCCCAGTAGTAGAAGTCCTTGAGGTGGAGAATCTCGCGGCCAACGTCGGCGTCCGCTTGCGCGACGACGATCACGCCGTCGCACGGCGCGAGATCGACGGGCCCGTCGTACGTTGACCCGTCGTCGTAGTAAATTCGCCACTGAGACATGAGTCCTTTCACCGGCAGTTAGCCGGCGAGGCTCACGCCTCGGAGATCGTTGTGGCAGTTGTCAACTGTGGCGTAACGCCTGCGCCGCACACGATGGTCGGTGATATCGCGCCGGCATAGAGCAGTTTGCCAGACCCGCCCGCCGAGTCAGTGCCGACACCGAAGAATGACGCGGTGCCGGATCCGCCGGTGCCTGCCGGGAATGTGATCGCGCCGTTTGGGATCACCGAACTGCCGGACACCGTCCACCCCGAAGAGGATCGCGCTTTCGCGACACGCGCATAGGACGTGTACGTGATCTCGCTCGCGGTCTGGTCGGCCGCCTCCTCGGTCGGATCGGCGGTGTGCAGCGAGACGTACAGCGATCCAGCGGTCGCGCTGCCGCGGAGTCCACCGGCGTCACCGACGAGAGTGAAATCGGTATTGTTGAACAGGAGCAGGAGCAGGCCGTTTTCCCATTCGTCGGTTTTTCCAGCGATTGCGGTCATGGCTACTTAGCTCCCTTGTTTTGATAGTGAAGAACGGCGAAGGCGAGATTCATGACGTCGACCGTCGACTCCGACAGAGGAAGTCGTTCGAGCGCCGCGATGACACGCTCGGCTGCTTCGCCTGCCTTCTCGAGCGTGAGCGGGACGCACTCGATCGAGTCGGTATCGACGACGCCGTTAGCGTCCTTGGTCGGCGGCGTGACGAAGTTCGGCAGGTAGAGCGCTGAGCCTTTTGCCCCTGCGTCCGCTTTGCCGATGTTCACGTCCTTGAATCGGATGGGTTGAATGACGGCGGTGACCACACCCTGAACGGGGGGAACTGGATCGCTCATGCTTAGGAGCGTCGCGCCAGGAGGTGCACGGGGTCGATTTCATCAGGTAGCGCGCGACGTCCGAAATCGACCCGCCCGCCCCGGATCCGCACCCTTGGCGCATGGGTGACGTCCTATCCGAGAGCATCGCGATCCGCATGGCCCCGCAGCCGACGCTCGGGACCGACCCGACGGCCGGTTGGGCACAACTCCAGATCGACAAGGCGTCGCTCCAGAACTGGAAAAAGACGCTCCAGACTGTCGAGCGGAACATCCACTCCAAGTTCATGGTGCCCCGTAAGGGCGATGTCGTGGGCTGGAGCGTGTCGCCCGCGCTCGCCCACGACTGCAACAAAGATTTCATGGATCTCGTTGCGGAGCCTGCGTTCCGCTGTGTAGGCCAGCATCCCGGCGGCACCGATCAGCGCGTCTATCGCCCAACGGTGGTCGTCGACGGCGGCGGCTCCAACGACTCGTTCACTGTCCCGTCCAACGGCGCCCTTCCCAACGGCGTCCTAATCTACGCGCGCGGATTCACGAACACGGCGAATAACGCACTGTTTGTCACGGCGGGAACGTCCACCGCGACGGCGATCAAGGTCGCGACCGCAACGCTCGTCGCCGAAGCGACTGCTCCGGCCAATGCCACGCTCGACGTGGTTGGGTTCCAGGGCGCGTCTGCCGACATCACGATGAACGCATCGGGGCACTTGACCTCCACGGTGCTCGATTTCACGACGCTCGATCTCAAGAAGGGCATGTTGCTCAAGATCGGCGGCACGGCATCCAACACGTTTTTCGCGACCGCCGCGATCAACGGATGGGCCTACATCGCCTCGACGCCGACCGCGAACCTGATCGAGCTCGAGGGCTGGACGTTCACTCCGGCGGCGGACACCGGCACAGGCAAGACGATCCAGATCTTTGCCTCGTCGCTCTATCGCAACTACGCGATCGACGATGCGGCCTACGCCAAGAAGTTGCTTGCTGGCGAGCTCGAGGAGCCGCTTGCGGGCGCCGACAGCACGACGCGGTACCAGTATCTCGAGGGCCTCCTGCCGAACACACTCGAGATTGCTGCACCGCTCAAGTCCAAGATCACGGCGACGCTCAGCATGATCGGCACCGACGCCAGCGATCCCGTAGCGGTCGCGTCGCGCGTGGGCGGGGCGGGCTCGGTCGCCGGTGATTCCCCCGCGCAAGCCTACTCGCCGCTCGCGACCGCGCTCATGGATACGGCGAACGATCTCGCGTTCATCCGCATCCGTGACTCCGGTGGCGCGCTGCTCGCCGAGGTCAACGACTGGAACCTGACGATCGGCAACGCGGTGTCGCCGAAGGAGGTGCAGGGGACGCCAGGCGCCGTCGGTCACCACGTCGGCGAGTTCACGCACAAGCTCACGACGACCGCGTACTACACGGACTCCGATCAGGTTGCGGCCGCGGCCGACAACCGCGACTTGGACTTTGACGTCTGTCTGTGGAATCACCAGTTCGCGTTCGCGTTCCGGTTGCCCGCCTGCGCGATGCGCAACGACAATCGCCAATACGAGGCAAACATGCAGGTCAAGCTCAGCTTCGAGACGCCCGCCTTCGGTTCGGAATCGACGAACGTGGCTGGCCAGCTGTGCATCTTCGGATACGTACCGGGCAGCGAGTCGTGAGGCGGTTCGCCGGCTTCCCCCAAGTAGGCTAGAGCCACGCTGCCCCGGCCAGCGCCTCACGCGCCGGGTCCCTCGGGTAACGGGTAATCGAACTGTTTGTATGTCTGTTGCATGTTCGATTCGCGCACTATGATGCGTACATGGGGAGAGTTGTTGACCGAACAGGTCATGTATACGGCAAGCTGACGGTAATCACGCGAGCTCCAGACGACCGTTATCGGGGGTTTACTCGCACTCGCTGGCTTTGCCGTTGTGAATGCGGCTACGAGCAGGTTGTCTATGGCAGCAACTTGCGAATGGCGAGTGCCTGCCGTCATCCGCTGGCGCCGTCTGTGCTAGTTGGGCAGCGGTTTGGACGGTTATCCGTGATTGCCGATCTGGGCGGCGGGAAAGTCGAGTGTCGGTGCTCGTGCGGCGTCACCAAATCCTGTTACTCGCAGAGACTGCGGAGCGGCATGTGGTCCTGTGGATGCGTTCGTAGGGAGTCCAAAGAAAAAAGAGAACGTGATCGCGCCGTCATCGATGCTGAGCGTTTTCGTCGTGCTGATACTGCGAGATCGATGCGTGCAATGAGGGCCTACGGGTCGTGGCGTGAGATGATCGGCCGATGTTCGAATCCTAAGCATACCGACTACGCGCAGTACGGCGCTCGAGGCATCGATGTATGCGAGCGCTGGCTGTCGTTCGATGATTTTCTTGCGGACATGGGGGAACGCCCATATCGGACGACCATCGACAGGCGCAACAACGCGCTAGGGTATTCGCCGGGGAACTGTCGATGGGCGACGGCCACCGAGCAGAACCGGAATTCGCGGCAGTGCAAGCTAACACTCGCGCTGGCCAAAGAGGCTCTTGATAGTATACGAAACGGTGAATCGAGAATTTCAGTCGCGGCGAGGATGGGGGTTACAAAGGCCGCCGTTGCTGCGTTGTGCACTGGGCGGTCGTGGAAAGAACTCGGCGGATTGATGGCAGTACGGTAATCGACCCACTCGCCAACCGGAGTGAAAATCTCTTCCACCCAACATGTTCGATGATGACCTGTTCGATCACCTGACCCCGCGCGGCACGTTCGACATCGTGCTCCACGACGTGCACATCCCGCGCGACAGCGACAAGCCTGTCGTGCTCACCGCGAAGTTTGCTGGCAAGGGATCTCCGTACTGGAATGCGATGATGAAGCTCAAGCCGCTCGCGGATGCTACGGCGGCAACCGAGCGCGCGGCAACGCTGCTCGCGAAGCTGGCGATCGTGGGCTGGCAAAACGTTTCCAAGAATGGCGTTCCGGTCGTTTACTCGGCCGAACTCGGCGCCGAGGTGCTGCACAAGCTCATCCGTGCCAAGCGTGCCGAAAAGGTCGACTACGCGATCGCGGCGGCGATGAACCCCGATAACTACCGCGAGCCGATCGTCGAGGCGGTCGACCTGGGAAAAGAGTAGATGCGTGGCTCACATGGGAGCGGGGCACCGAAGGCATCCGCCGTCAGCTACGCATCAAAGAGCGCCCGCCGACCGCGATTGAACAGGAGACGCTCGACCGCAACAAACCGGAGATCGACGATGCGTGCGAGTTGTGCCTCGAATGCTGGCACGACCTTGACTCGTGTCGGTCGTACGGATTCTCCGGTGCGGGTCCGGTCCCGTACACCGCGATCTTGGAGTGGTGTCGCTGGCAGGGTGTCGATCGCGAGCTGACCATGATCCTCCTCGACGTCATTCGGTATCTCGACGTGCAGCGTAGCGAACGCATCGCGAGCGAAAGGGAGATGAGAAAATGAGCCTCGACGTCCATATCAAGGTAGATCCAGGTGACTCGCTCGCAAAGATCACCGCGGTCGAGCGTGGGCTCAAGCAGGTCGAAAGCTGGGGCAAGTCAACCGAGCGGTCCACGACCGGGCTCGCAGGCGCGTTCGGCAAGCTCAGTGAAGCGCTCAAACGCGAGCACGATATGCTCGATCGGATTCATGGTCCGTCGCGCCGCTACACCCAGGATCTGCAGACGCTCGACGCGCTGCTCCACAAGAACGTAATCTCGACGCAGCACTACGCCGAGCAGGTGAAGCGGTTGAATCAAGAGATTGCGGCAACGCCAGAGCCGAGATCGATGCCGAGCGGCGGAGGAGGCGCCAGCGCCGCAATGGATCTCGCGGGCGCGATGCCGGGCGGCGGCGTTATCGGTGCATTCGTTGGCGGCGGACTCGTTGGCGGTGCGGTGGCTGCACTCGGCGAACTCGGCTCGGCGATCGGCAGCGTGTCCGAGGCGCTGACCGCGCATCGCGAGAAGGTGATCGCAGTCAAGGATAACTACATCGAGTTGTCAAATGCGGCGCGGAAGTTCACGGATGGTGGATACGATACGAATCAGATTCTCGGCGAACAGCAGGCGCTAGCGCACGATCTTCATTCCAATCTAGGTGAGACGATCGGACTGTACGACGCTGTGCGCGATGGTGTCGACGAGATGAATCTGTCGCACGAGGAGCAACTGCGACTGACCAAGACACTCGGCGAGGGGTTCATCCTGGCAAACAAGTCCATCGGCGAAGCCAGCGGCGTGATGACCAAGTTCAGCTACGCGATGGCGTCCGGTTCGATCTCTGCGCTCGAGATGGAGACGATCATGAAACAGGCACCGGAGATCGCCAACCTGTGGACGTCGTCGCTCGGCATGACACGAAATGAACTCACGAAATTGGCGTCAGAAGGCAAGCTGCCGATCGAGACGCTTGTCCGCGTCCTGATCGACGGCGGCGGCAAAATGGACGAGCAGATGAAGCGTAACCAGCGCACGACCGCGGGCTGGCGCGAGGAGTACAAGGCAGCGTTTGAGCTAGCCAAAGGCGAGGGGAAGAACTCAATGGACGCCACGCGCGAGGCGATTGCTCGCACGGCCGACGCGTCGATCGATCTAGAGACACGGACACGGATGGCATTCAGCGTGCTCGAGGGCGGCGAGGCGGCGCTCCGTCCGTACGTCGGTCAGATGGTGATGCTTGCCGAGAGCAGTGATTTCTACAAGGCGTCGATCGTCGATCTGCCGACCTTCAATCAGGCGCTGACTCGTACCGCTGAGGGGTTCGCCCGGATCTCCGAATCGGCCCGCAACGCGCTACAAGGCAGCATTGTGGCGGGCGCAACCGCTGCCACGAAGGCGATGGGCCAACTCAGCGGCGCGGTTGTCGGTATCGCAGAAGCTTTTGCTAGCGATGGGTTCTTCGCTCTCGCTAAGGCTGTCGATCCGTGGTTCGTGGCACCTGAATCGCCAAAGAAAGCCGAAGCGGTCAAACAGAAGTTGATCGACATCAATCAGGTTGTGCGCGACGGCGCTGCGGCATGGGATGCGCAGTTCAAGGCGCAGCAGCGTGCGCTCCATGAGTTCGACGATGCGGCAGGGCTTGCGCAGCAAACCGAGAACGAAAAAGGAATCTCCGAGCGCATCGGCGTGCTGGACGAGGCCGACATCATGGTCCAGAACCAGGTCAACGAGATCCTAAACAAGAACCGCGAGGACATCGAAAAAAACGACGCGCAGATCGTCAAGAGCGCGCAGGAGGCCGCGGACAAGACTGCCGAAGCATGGGGCTCCGCACTCGGCGGCATCGGCAAGTCCTTTCTCGACGCCGCACTCGAGGGCGAACAATCGTTTGGCCAAATGGCCGAGCGCATGATGGTGGACATCTCGATGCTGATCATCAAAATGGCCGCGCTCGAGGCGATCAAGTCCGGCGTCGCGAGCGGATCAATCGGATCCGGAACCGGCGGGTTCTTGTCCGCAATCTTCGGCGGCGCCAACGGCTTTGACTATGTGGCCAACTCGAACCGGCTCCAACTCCCCGGCTTTGCCACCGGCGGCTCATTCACGGTCGGCGGTGCCGGCGGGACGGATTCCAAGCTGGCCATGTTTCGGGTCACCCCCGGCGAGAGCGTGCATGTCAGGACGCCGCAACAGCAACAGGCGATGGCGCAACAGGGTCCGTCGCGCGGCCCGACGCAGGCGATGAGGGCGGCGTGCAGGTACACGCGCTGCTGCGCCGCAGCCGCCAGTACGAGGCCGAGCAGGTCGCCGCAAGCGTGCACGAACGACTCGCAGCGGATGCACATGCACGCATCGGGATCCTCGTGCAGGGCCGCAGCCACCTCGTGCACGTCGTGGCCGAACTCGCCCGGCAGGGCATCGCGTTTCGCGCGAACGACATCGA